GGGGCGGACATTTGTGGGAGGGTATACCTTAATGTCCGTTTTTTTTGTCCTGACGGGGCGTATCTTGTGGTGATAAATCGGTCATCGGGGTTGGGGGGTTGTTGATGTTGGCCGCGGTGTCGGTGTTCGATGTGGTGATGGTCGTGTCGTGGGCGTTGTTCCTGGCGGGGTGTGCCCTGGTGGTCGCGGTGGCGTTGGTGGCGTTGTGTCGGTGGCGGGGGTGGTGGGGGTGATTATGGATGATGATGTGTGGGATGGGGTGGTGGGTGCGGCGGAGGATGCGTTGCGGGCTGCGTCGTGTGTGCCGGTGACGGTGTTTGTGGTGGCGGATGTGGTGGCCCCGGATGGGGACAGGGTGTTGGTGCAGCTGGCGTCGGATGATGCGCGGCACTGGCAGATCCTGGGGATGTTGGCTGATGCCGTGATGACGGTGGAAGGGCAGATGCGCGAATGTTGACTGATCAGGAGCGGGCCCGGTATAGGCGGCCTCGGGGTACGTGGCTGCGGGATGGGTCGGGTTATGTGCGGGACTGGGTGGGGTTCGTGGTGATCGCCTCGGTGGGGGTGGTGGCGATTGGTGTGTTCATCGTGGTGGGGAACACGTTGGCGTGGCATGCCCGGCATTTGTCGTGTGCGCAGCTGCAGGCGCAGTCGGGGTATGACACGCGGATGGTCGGGTCCTGGTTCGCCGGTGATTGTTATGTGCGGGTGGGTGAGCGGTGGGTGCCGGATTCGCGGTACCGGATGACAGACACTCACACGAACGACGCCGGGTGATGGGCGACGACGTGGCCCGGCTGGCGGCTGATTTGGTGTATTGGTCGTCGCAGGGCACGTGTCCGTTGGATGGGCCGTGTGAGGACTGTGACTGTTGGGATCCGGCGCATCATCTGGAGCGGGCGCAGGCGGCGTTCCTGGTGGGCCGGGGCTGGCATTTCGCGGTCCGGACGGGTGACCGGGTGTTCACGGTGGGGACGGCACCCGAGGGTTCTACTCAGAAGTTGGGTGCGGTGTCCGATCTACCGGATTAGGTGGTGGGATCAGCCCGCGCCAGTCCGGAAGGAACACCAGCATGATCAGGTTGTCGGGTGGGTTGGTCGCTGTCGGTGCCGTCGTGGCCCTGGGTCTGACCGGGTGCGGGCCGGCGCAGACGGTGTCCGCGCCACCGCCGGCGGGCGCGGGGGCGAGCGCCGGCACGGATACGGCTGTAGCCTCCCCGACGCCGCCGATGGTCGCGCAGATCGGTGGGACGGTGACCTACCCGGAGGGTGTCGCCGTGACGGTGGTATCCGCGGTCCGGTACCGGATGGGTGAGGGCGCGCGAATCGGCCGGGAAGCCAAGCAGGGCATCAGGGTTGCCGTGAAGATCACGAACGGGTCGAAGGTTCCTCTTGACCTGGCGCTGGTGACGGGGAATCTGCATTCGGGCGCGAACGGTGCCGAAGCCGAGGTCGTGTTCGATTCGGAATCCAACGTGGGTGGATTCTCCGGGACGATCGCGCCGGGCCGTTCCGCGTCGGCGAACCTGGGGTTCGCGGTGCTGCCGGCGGACCTGGGCCGGGTGTCCCTCGATGTCAATGTCGGGTTCCGCGACGCCGCGCTGTTCGAGGGCACTGTCAGGTAGTGGCGGCGAGGATCCCCCCGCCTAGGGCGAGGACCACGCCGATGAACCACATCAGGCCGGTGTCGGTGCGGCACCAGTCGGTGGTGATGAACGCCCCGGTGACCGCGACCAGTAGGACCATGCCGGTGGCGGCGATCAGGCGAGGGTTCATGGTGGGGCCTCCCGGTGGGTTGTAGGGGGCCCGCGGCCCGCCCCGCCGGTGAGGAATTGCATACCCGGGCCCCTTTGTTCGGCCGGACCAGGACCACCCGGGTGGGGGGTGATCAGCTGCCGGGTGCCCTGTCGTGGCCTGGAACGGTGGGGCCGGGCTGCGCCGGGGCGGGCCGCGGTACGACCGACCGTAATAGACGGATTTGCGCAGGCCAGCTACGACACGCCGACGGATCGGAGCCCCCGTGTTGATCGCCGACGCCCACCTGCCCGGGATGGGCCCGACCGTGCCCACCGGTGGCAGCACCACCGCCCCCTATTACGAATCGGACAGGGTGCGCCTGTATCTCGCCGATGCCCGCGAAGTGATCCCGACGCTGCCGGCGGATTCGGTGGACCTACTGGTGACCGACCCGCCGTACGGGGTGGGGTGGAATTCGGGGAAACACAAGGTCGATCCGTTCGGGCCGATGGCTGGCGACGACGGTGCCCTGGACGTCATCGGGCTGCTGGGCGCGGCGACCAGGGTGCTGCGCCACAACCGGCACGTCTACGTGTTCGGGTACTCCCCGGACCAGCTGGCCGGGCCGCTGAACCTGGGCGGTACCGCGGAGCTGGTGTGGGACAAGGAACAGCCGGGGTTGGGGAACCTGTCGCACACCTGGGCCCCGTCGTATGAGCGGATCACCTGGGGGATGGTCACCAGCGGCACCTCGGAACGGGCCCAGAACGGGCAGCTGTCGGCCCGGATCCGACGCGGGTCGGTGCTGCGCGCCACCCGGAAAAACGGGCAGGCCGTCACCCGGCACCCGACCGAAAAGCCGGTCGACCTGATGCGGCTGTTAGTTGAATCGTCCACGATGCCGGGGGAAACGGTGCTGGATCCGTTCGCCGGCAGCGGGTCCACCCTGGTCGCCGCGATCATCACCGGCCGGAAGGCGATCGGGGTGGAGATCTCGCCGCAGTTCGCGCAGACCGCCGCCGCGCGGTGCCGGCGAGCCGAGGCCGTCGCCGACCAGATCACCGGATTGTGAGGGGGCCCACCACGATGACCGAACCACCGACCGAACCACCACCGGAAACCGAACCGGAAACCGAAGCACCGACCGGGCCGGCACCGGACGGGCCGCCGGCCACCCCGGAGGGTCCGCTCGTCACCGAACCACCCCCGCAGCCGCCGGAACAGACCGACGTGCGGACCACGGAACTGCTGGAACGCCGCGCCCGCCGCCAAGCCGACGCCGACGAGGCGAGGACGGCGATGAACCTGCACAACGCCCGCGCCACCGTGCTACGCGAACAGGTCGCCGCGGATATGGGCCCGGAACTGGCCGGCCGCTACGAAGACCTCGCGAAGGTGTCCGACGCTATGGGCAAGGTCGCCCGGCGGGTCTGGAAATACCACCAGGCGCGGGTCGACGAGGTCACCACCGAACTGGGCACCCCGTCGCCGTGAGTAGGGTGCGGCGGGTGGAAACATTCACGACCATCATGCGGTGGGTGCTGATGACGGCGGGTGTCGTCATGCCGCTGTTCCTCGCCTCAGTGTTCGCCCGGCTGATGTACCTGCGGCACGTCGATCCGAAACGTCACGAACGCATCGACAACCCGAACTGACCCCCCGGGGCCGCCCCCCGATGTGGAAGCGACCCCAGGGGGGCAGGGCCCTAGCTAGTGATCGAGTGGCACTGCCGGGCCTTTTCGATGCCGTTCACGTAGAACACCGCGCACGCCCGGCCGTAGTGACCCGCGGTGTACCCGGGCCGCATGTACCACGGGGCGAAGTCGCAGTTCGTGAACGTCTTACCGGGCCAGGTGTAGTAGAGCCGGTTGTTCGTGTCGTAGTACAGGAACGCGATACGCCAGTTACAGAACCCGCCGCCCCACGTTCCCGCGCCGGCGCAGTCGATGCCCGCGTTTTCGTCGCTGACCCGGCGGTCGTCGCCGCGGATGACGTGGGTGAGGAAACAGCCGATCGGGACTTTGATGGTCACCCCGGCGTGGCTGTATTCGAACGACCCGACCGGCGTCGACCCGGCCGCTGACTGGATCTTGGCTGGTGCCGCTGGTGCGGGTCGGGCGTGGGCGGGTGTCGCCAGCGCGAACACCGCGCTGAACAAGGCCGCTGCCACGACCAGTGATCGTAAACGCATGATGCCTCCAGATCTGTCCTACCTCGCCCGGCTCTGGGCGAGTCGCCCACATTAGGCCGTTTGTCCGACCTGGGTGCGGATCTTGAGGCCCACTTGAGCTTCACCCCGGACACACCGACACGAACGGCAACGGAAGGGACACCACGATGGGACGACGTGGCCCGGCCCCGAAACCCACGACCCTGCGGGTGTTGAACGGTGACCACCCGTCGCGGGTCAACCACGACGAACCCCGCCCCCGGGAGGGAACCCCGGTACCACCGGACTGGTTCGGCCCCCGGGAACTGACCATCTGGAAGCGCGTGGTCGGTGAGCTGACCGCGATGGGCATGGCCCGGCCCGTCGATCAGGACATGATCGCCACGTACTGCGGCGCGGTGCTGCGCTGGTCCGACGCCACGAAGATCCTGAACGCCGACGGGCTGATCATCCGTAAGACCGAATGGAAGGCCCACCCTGCGGTGGCGATCGCCGATTCGGCCAGCCGGGAAATGAACCGCCTCGCCCGCGAGTTCGGGTTCACCCCCGCCGCCAGGGTCGGGATCACCGCGACCGCCGCCGCCGGCGGACACCGCCCCCGCACCGGCGCCGACCCGGAACGGATCCTGGGCTAGTCCAGTGTGGACATCTGGGACTGGGTTGTGACCGCGATCGTGCTGGCCGTCGGCTACGGGCTGGGCATCGCGACGATGCTGCTGGTGTGGCCCCGCTGTGACTGCGACCACGGCGATGACGCCTAAGCTGCCGCCGCCGTGTGGCCGGTCGTTCGACGGTCCACCGTGCCCCGGCATCGGTGACCATTTCTGCGGGCCCCGCGCCGACCACGTCGCCGCGTTCTATTCCGAGATCCTGGTGCACACGAAGGGCCGCTGGTCCAGGCAACCGTTCCGGCTCGCCGACTGGCAGGCCGACGACATCATCCGGCCCCTGTTCGGCGAGGTCCGATACGACGACGCCGCCGAATGCTACGTGCGCCGGTACCGCGTCGGGTGGATCGAACTGGCCCGGAAAAACGGCAAATCGGAACTTCTGGCCGGAATCGGGCTATACATGCTCGTAGCGGACGGCGAGGAGGGCGCTGAGATCTACGGCTGCGCACGGGACCGCGACCAGGCCCGCAAGGTGTACGACGTCGCGGAACGCATGGTGCGACTGTCGCCGGTCCTGTCGACGCGGCTGCGGATCATGCCCAGCAACAAACGGATCATCCACGACGCGACCGGGTCATATATGGAGATAGTGGCCGCCGACGCTGCCGGGAACCTGGGCCATAACCCGTCATGCGTGTTGCTGGACGAGGTGATCTCGCAACCGAACCACCTGTTGTGGGACGCGATGCGCACCGCGATGGGTTCCCGCACCCAGCCGCTGATGGTCGCCGCCACGACCGCCGGCAGCGACAGTTCATCGTTCGCCGGCCGCGAACACGCCGAATGCGCCAAGATCGCCGAGGACCCCGACCGGGCCCCGCACCGGTTCGTCTACATGCGGAACGTGCCCACCGACGCCGACCCGTGGGACGAAACACAGTGGACGGTCGCGAACCCCGCGCTGGGTGATTTCCTGTCCATCGACGCCCTACGCGACGAGGCCCTGGAAGCCCGCAACGACCCATCCAAATCTCACGCCTTCAGGCAGTACCGCCTGAACCAGTGGGTGGGTTCCAGCCACCAGTGGCTCGCGATGGACCGCTACGACGCCTGCACCGGCGACATCGCCCTAGCCCCCGACTGGTTCGGTGAACGGTTCGACCGCCGCCCGGTGTGGTGCGGCCTGGACCTGTCCGCGCGCCATGACCTCACCTCCTGGTGCGTGCTGGTGCCACCCGGCGACGGCGACGACATGGCGCACATGCTGTGGCGGGCCTGGATCCCGGAAGGGGCACTGTCCGATCTGGACAGGTCCACCGCCGGCCACGCCTCGGTGTGGGCCCGCCAGGGATGGCTGACCGTCACCGACGGCGATGTCATCGACTACGAGCGGGTGTACGCGGCGATCACCGAAGACGCGGAACGGTACCGGATCCAAGAGATCGCCTACGACCGCTGGTGTGGTGAGCCGGTACGCCAAGCCCTGTCCGACCAGATCGGCGCGACGATGGTTCCCGTCGAACAGACGTACAGCGGGATGACGGGGCCGCTGACCGAACTGATGACGCTGATCCTCAGCGGACGGGTCGAACATCACGGAAACCCCCTCGCCAGGTGGTGTTTCGACAACGTCGAAGTACGGCACGCCGCCGGTAACCCCGACCTGGTGAAGATCGTCAAACCGCAACGCGACGCCGCGGGGGCCCGCATCGACGCCGCCGTGGCCGCTGCCCTCGCCGTCGGTGGCTGGAAGATCCGCGGCGCGAAGGCCCGCCGCGGCACCGTGGTCGGTTTCTGATGGCATGGAAGGGGTAACCGATGACCGCCGCGCTGGTGCCCGTCGTCGACGACCAGACCGCCCCGCTGGACCTCGACACGTCGCTGAACCTGATGCGGAAGCTGGACAGTCGCCGGCTGACCCGCGCCGCGGGTATGGATGTCCTCGCCGCCGCCTACGAAGGCCGCCACCAGGAACCCGTCCTACCCCCCGATGTCGAGTACCAGTTCAACGAACTACGCCGGCTCGCGCACTCCCCGTGGATGCGCCTGGTCGTCGACGCCGCCGCGGAACGTTTGCGGGTCGACGGGTTCCGCACGTCGGCTGACCGTGACGCCGATCAGGTCGCGTGGTCGTGGTGGCAACGCAACCGGCTCGACGCCGGCAGCGCGTTGGTCCACATCGAGGCCATCAAACTCGGCCTGGCGTACGTGTCGGTGATGCCGACCGACACCCCCTGGCCCCGGATCCGCGGCGAGCACCCGTGCCAGACCTATGTGGAATACGACCCCGACGAACCGGGTGTGGCCCTGTACGGCATCAAAACGTGGACGGGCGCCGACGGGTACGGGTACAGCACCCTGTACACCCCGGATTACCTGTACCGGTACGTGACCGTCCGGCCGGATCCCACGTACAGCACCACCCCCGGTACCCGGCCGGTGCTGGGTCCCTGGCAGCCCCGCACCACGCGGGGCCTGTGGCCGGTCCCGAATTCGATGGGCTGCGTGCCCATCGTGCCGTTCTACAACTGCCCGACCCTGGATGGCGGGTACGCCTCCGACATCGCGCCTGTTCTGCCCATACAGGACAGGATCGACCAGACCCTGTTTGCGCGCATCGTTGCGGGCGAATATGGGGCATTCCGGCAGAAATGGGTGACGGGCCTGGTCGTCCCGAAGAACCCGGACGGCAGCCCGCGGAAACCGGAACACCTCGACGTGTCCCAGGACCGGCTGCTGATCGGTGAGGACCCCGATACACAGTTCGGGGAATTCGGCGCGACCGATTTGGGAAACTACATCGCCGCGATCGAAGCGGACACACAACACATCGCCAGCATCAGCCGCACGCCCGCCCACTACATCCTGGGCCACAGTGGACAGTTCCCGTCCGGCGAATCGTTGAAGGCCACCGAAACGGGGCTGATGGCCCGGGTGTATTCCAAACAGATCCATTTCGGCGAAGCCTGGGAAGACGTGATCAGGTTGGCCGGTCGGGCCGTCGGCGACGACGAACGCGCCGGCGACCAGGAAGCCGAGGTCATCTGGGCGAACACCGAGAGCCGGACCATGGCGGAACTGGCCGACAGCCTCCTGAAGGAAAAGTCCACAATAGACACCCCGCCGGTGATGCTCGCCGAACGACTGGGATACACCCCCACCCAGATCGACCGCATGGTGAAACTGTGGGAGGAACAACCCGACGAGCTGACCCGCATCGCGAACACCGTCCGGGCCGCCACCACCACCCCGCCGGCCTCCCAGCTGATCACCGTGTGACATGTCCGCCGCGCTGGCCGCCGCCTACCAGCAGACCCTGGCGGTACAGGAACGGTCGCTGTTGCGGTTCCTGATCAGCTATACCCGCCGCACCCTGGATCCCCGCGCCGTCGACCGGACCTGGGCGAAATGGTCGACGGGCACCGCGCTGGCGCTCCTCGCCGCGCAGGACAAGGCGTTTGACACCGCGGTGGTGTACCTGACCGACGCCACCGTGACCGCGACGGGTGACCTGCCGTCGGTGACGATGGTTCGCCCGCAACCGAACACCGAACGCCTGTTGCCGTTGCTGCGGATCACCGGCCCGGTGACGATCAAACAGGCCGCCGCCGCTGGCCTGAACCCCGACGCCGGCCTGGCCCGGGCCCTGTCCCGCACCGGCCGGTTCGCCACCACGGTCATCGAGGACCGCGCCACCGACACACTGTGGTCCGGGATGTCCGCCGAACCGACCTGTATCGGGTATCAGCGCATCGTGTGGCCCGGGGCGTGCGCGCGGTGCAAGAAGATCAGCACCACCACCGTGTTTTCGGTCGAACCCTCGCGGGCCTCCGGTGGCCTGCCGGCGGGTTTCTTCGACCGGCACCCGCGGTGTAACTGCACCGCCAAACCTGTCTTCAGCGCGCCGCGGGTCGTCGACATCAGCGACCGGCCCGCGCCGCGGCTGGTGCCCGTCGACCTGATCAGCGAACGCGCCCCGTACCTGAACTGACCCCCAGCACCGCACGGTGCACCCCACCCCACCCACCCCGCCGCAACGGCGGGTAGGCGAGGAGATCCCGCCATGCCGCACGACGACGACACCACCGCACCCGCACCGACACCGCCGCTACCCGGCCCGCCGGCCGACACCGACACCCCCGCCGGCCCCCCGCCCGACGACGACGCCCTGCCCGATGGCCGCACGGCCGACGGCGACGACGCCCCGCCGGACGACACCGACACCGCCGCCCTCAAAGGCCGGGCCCGCACCTGGGAAACCCGGTCGAAGGCCAACCACCGCAAATGGGCAGCGGAACAGAAACGGGCCACCGACCTACAGGCCGAACTGGACCAGCTACGCGACGCCTCCCGATCCGACGCCGAACGTGCCATCGAGGCCGCCCGGCGCGACGAACGGGAAAAGTGGACGACGCAGCTGCGGGGCCAACAGCTCAGCAACGCGGTGCTGCGGTACGCCGGCAGCCGGCTCGCCGACCCCGACGATGCGCTGCGGTTGCTGCGCCTCGAACCGTCCGACGTGGTCGGCGATGACGGCAAGGTCGACGACGACGCGGTGCGCGCGGCGATAGATGACCTCATACGAACCAAGCCCTACCTGGCGACTGCTGGTCGCCGCCCGGCCGCGATGCCGGGCGATCAGGGTGCGCGGCCCCGTCCGACCGACGACGACCTATCGAAGGTCCCGATGGACGAATACATGCGCCGCAAGTACCCCGACCAGTACCACCGGGAGGCATGACACCTGGGAAGGCATCCCATGGCAGGCAACGTGTTCCTTACCCCGCAACTGATCGCCCGCGAATCCCTCGCGGTGCTGCGGGCCAACCTGATCTTCGGTGGCCTGGTCTACCGCGACTTCGATCCTGATTTCGCCGGCCAGGTCGGCGACACCATCACGATCCGTAAGCCGGCCACGTTCGTACCGAAGACGTTCAACCGCGCGACCGGAATCGAAATCCAGGACTACGCCGAGACGTCCACCAGCGTCACCCTGGACACGCTGCTGGATGTGTCCTTTGTGGTCACCACCGAGGACCAGACCCTGCGGCTTCCTGAATTCCGGCAGCGGCTGATCGAACCCGCGATGCGGGCCCTGGCCGAAGGTGTGGAGACGAAGATCCTGGGGCTGCGCGCCGACGTGACTCAGTCGGTGGACGTCGACGACGCCGCGGCGAACCCGTCGAAGGCCCTGGTCGACGCCGGCAAGGTGTTGAACGATGCGAAGGCCCCGCTGGCAGGCCGCACCGCCGTGGCAACGACCGCGCTGGCTGCGGTCCTGCAGAAGGACCCGCTGTTTCATGAGGCCGACAAGATCGGCGACAACGGGACGGCACTGCGGGAGGCGAGCCTTGGCCGCAAATTCGGGTTCGACGTCGTGTCCAGTAACTACATCACGACCGGCGACAGTGTCGCATTCTCCCGCGATGCGTTCGCGCTGATCACCCGCACCCTCGCGCTGCCCTCGGGAATCGGTGCAGGGCAAGGGGAAATCGTGTCCTATGAGGGCCTCGGCCTGCGCGTCGTGAAGTCGTACGACCAGAAGTTCAAGCAGGACGTGATCAGTGTGGACATGCTGTGCGGCGCGAAGACCCTGCGCCCCGAGCACGCCGTGAAGCTCAAGATCGTCTGACCACTGTGGACGGCCGAACGGAAAAGGTTGGTGTGATATGGCAACCAAGAAGACCGACGCC